TTCTTCGATTGTACCCTCAGCAACTAGACTATAAACTGTTACTGTGTCAGCATCCTGCCCAATACGGTGTATACGATCCACACATTGGCTGATCTCGCCCGGCGTCCACGGAAGCTGCACAAAAGCAACTGCCTTTGCAGCAGTTAGTGTAAGTCCAAAACCTCCCGACGTAATCCCAATAATAATCACTCGCGTTGCAGTGTCATTTTGGAAATTTAACACTGCGTTAGCTCGGGCTTCATCAGAAACCCCACCATATATGACGCCAACTGCACCGGCATAGTCTTTATCTTGCTCTAGTGCGTTGCAGATCTGCTCAATTATCTGCCTGTTATGTGCAAAAACCACAAGTTTGTTGTTGGTCTCTGTGTAATCTTTAATCCATTCAATGGCAGAGTTAAGCTTAGCGTAACCGGCAATCTCACGCAGCTTTTGAATAGCCACAATGGCGTCGTTGCTGACTGGCGCGTTGCCGCCCATACGTACAATAGCCTCCATACCAGCACGCCAATTGACACCATTAAAGGCAGCTTCGACGCGATTGTACTCAGTACGATCAAACTCCAACGGTAACGTACAGTAAATTTTAGGCGGCAATTCTTTTAATACGTCAGCTTTCAACCGCCGTAGCATAGCATGTTTGAGTAACAACGCATTGAGCTCAGTTGTGTTCGACGCACCATTAAAGTCCCACCCATGGGTACTACGCTGTGCATTTGTATAACGGAAGGCAAAGCGTGTAAAGTTGCTAAACTCAGGTACCCACGGAGCAACTGTACTAACTGATGTCCATAGTTCTAACGGTTTGTTGACCAACGGAGTACCCGACATTAACGTTACACGCCCAATACCCGGCCCAAACGTTACATGCTCTCGCTTACCGGCGCGCAGCTTAACATCGTACCCACCTACAGCTAAGCGTTGCATAGCTTGCGTCCGTTTTGCATCTGGATTTTTAATTTTATGAGATTCATCAACCGCCATAAACTTCAGTCCAAGAAGTTCTAGCGCTTCACAATTTGCAGCCAAAATGTCATAGTTTATCAAGTAAATATCACAGCCTGCAGTGGGAGTTTTGCTGTAAATTACATTAGGATGTTTAACAGCACGTTTTTCTGTTTGCAGTTGGCTATAGCTCTTACCTACGACGTTGATCGTATACTGCAGGCCTGTCATAGCTACAATCTCGTTGCGCCAGTTCAGTTTCAATGTGTTGGGTACAACCACTAGCATGGGGAACATGTGATTCTTGTGGGCGTAGGCCATGACAATTGCAGTTTTACCGGTGCCTTGCTCGTCAGCTAACAGTGCCCGGCCGTCTTGTTTTTCAAGCCATGCAACACCTTCAGCTTGAAAGTCTTTCAGTTTAAAAGCAAACCCAGGCAGTACACAAACTTTAGGAATGTTGTCTAGTATGTCTTGAATTCCAGAATCCATAACAAGCCCGTGTTTTACAGCCAGGCGGTTAATTTTGCGTGCATTTTCTAGTGTAGCCGGTACAGACAACATCGTACACTCCTTGTTTGCTAGATCATAATAGCACAACTACCAACTACGTCTACCTGTTTTTCACTTAAATCTAATCAATTGTTCCCTGTTAATTTAGAATAATATCAGGAAGATCTTCGGAAAACTCTTCGTCGTATGCTAGGTTGTAAACTACCATTTCTACAAATTCAGGCCATAAACACGTACACTCAGAACAGGTTTTATCTGCCCACATATTATTTTCAACTGGCTCGCACATAAAACGCGGAGCTTGGCAAACAGAGCACCAACGACGATCGTCGTCAAACCATTCGCCATGGCTGATATCAGATTCTGCAAATTCTTTTAACAGCATTGTTTTAAGATCAGTGGTAAGTTTAGGCTGTTCTAAGCTCATTTTCAAATTCCTCAAGGATGGCTGCATTGTTGATAGAAATAATTATCGTATCTCCGGCACAAACTATATGCCTGTTGCCATTAAGCGACAGCATTGTACGACTGTTAGCTGTTTTTTCTTTTATACGTTCAAAGTAATCAATAAATCTCTTTTCAATTTGAAATTCAAAACGTTCTGCCAAGTCCATGATATGCCATATGCTAGTTTCGTTTACCGGTACTGTCCACGATTTAGACACAGAATTCCAGCTCGCCCAAAACTTTTTATTTTTGTGTTCACCTTTGAGTTCTGTTTTAATAGCAGCTACCAGCTCGGCATTATAATCAAAAGAGAACTCTGCATCTGTTTCTTTACTGTACAGTTTACGTGTACATGTGGTATCAGATACCAACGGATCAACCGGGTTGTTTTTGAAAACTGGAGAAAGTAGCCAGTTGTCAATAAGTTCAGCTCCTCCTAATTGGCGTTGATACTTTTTTATCAATTTAATCGCAGCGTGTGCTTGTTTTTCAGTCCATGCACGGTTTTCACTAGCACGTTCAGCCAGGCTATGCCCGAAATTTACGTCAACTTTACTAAAGCCTGCGCCATCATATGTGCTAGCACCGTTGCACATACCTGCAAGTGTGCAAATCATAGATTCAACTGTTAAAGTTGAAGTTGAGTCGACCTTCCAGTGTTTCACTTGCCTCTCCTGCTGCGTACAAGCGGTATACTAGCAGCATTAAGATGCTTGTCAATCTTTTTATGCTATTAAACTGTTATGCATTGTGCCAATAGACGTTGTTTTTCAAAATGGCATTGCAATCTAGTGAAGATTATACAAGGGTTGATAATTCTGGATATGCAGGATTGTGAATTTTTAAAATTAGTTGGTTAGTGTTAATAGTGAATTTTTCTAGCCATTTCTTCTATTAGATTGTTACTTAATGTTATGTTTTGTGCAAATTTCCTCTATCAATTTGCCAACTGTACTCAATTGAGTAACAGGATCGGTGTCTTCGATAACTATGTTTAGCTTTTCTTCTATCATCATTATCATTTCAACAATATCTAAACTGTCAAGCCCCAAATCGTCAATTAACGTACTTTGCAAATCTATATCGACGTTTGGAAAAATTTCCTGAAGACATTCATACACCGCTTGTTGCACGGTAGGTTGAGACATTTTAGATCCGTTTGTTGCTAATTAGTCTTTGTATTATAATCAATCTTATCGGTACGTCAATTAGGCTTAAAATACCTGGTTTGACTTGCATAAATACCAGTATGGCGACCTTAACAAGCAAAAATTTATTTGTCGGATATACCACGGTTAATACGTTTGGTAGCCTGCAACTTGCAGATATTGATTTAGTAAATCAAGATCTTCTCAATGCGTTTTATACAAAGAAAAACGAAAGACTTATGATGCCCGGATACGGGTTTGGCGGCTGGGAGTATTTGTTTGAACCAATTGAGCAAGTACGCGATTTAATCGTGTACGAAGCCCAACAAGTAATCAACAACGACCCACGTGTACAACTGCAATCAATTAATGTTCAACAACAACAGTTTGGTTTACGAATACAAATGCAACTATATTATGTACCTTGGAATGCCGTTGGTAATTTCCAAATTGATTTTGACAACAGAAGCGCCGCAATGGCTTAAACAGGAAAACATTAATGGCCACTACTCAACAAGTTAGACAAAGCCAACTATTTGCTGCGCAAGACTGGCAGGTAATTTATACAGCATTTACCCAAGTAAACTTTAATGCGTACGACTTTCCCACGATTCGCACAGCAATGATCAATTACATAAGACTGAACTATCCAGAAGATTTCACTGACTGGATCGAAAGTTCAGAGTTTGTGGCTATTATTGATCTGCTGGCATACCTCGGTCAAAGTCTAGCATTTAGGATGGATCTCAATACTCGTGAAAACTTTATTGAGACTGCTACACGTAGAGACAGCATATTTCGTCTAGCACGAATGCTAAGTTACCAGCCTCAGCGCAGCATTCCCGCAAGTGGTCTTTTGCAAATTACCAGCATCATTACAGACCAACCTGTGATAGATGCAGATGGTAACAGTTTACAAAATGTACAAATTAACTGGAACGATCTCAACAACCCAAATTGGTATGAACAGTTTATCATTGTTCTTAATGCTACACTTAATAGTACAAATACCTTTGGCAACCCAAGCCAATCTGGCACTGTAAATGGTATCAATACTCAATTGTATGAAATGAACAACACAAGTATTCCCACAAGTGTTATCCCATTCTCTGCAAGCATAAGTGGCAACAATGTAAACCTAGAGCTGGCAAATGCAGGATTTAACAACGGTACTACCTTCAACTTACTAAATGCAGGTAGTTTTTATGAAATAACTCCGAATCCCTTAAACAGTTGGAATATTATCTATCAAAATAATGGCAATGGATACGCAAGTCCTAACACAGGATTTTTCTTTTATTTCAAGCAAGGTAATATGCAGTATCAGGATTACCTGTGCAACCAGCCTATTGCCAACCGCATAATCGACGTAAACGCCAGCAACGTAAACCAGACAGACGTCTGGGTACAAAATATAGATACAACTGGGTTAGTGACTACACAGTGGACACAGGTCCCTGCGGTAGTAGGATTTAATATAATTTACAACAGTCTTTCTAATAACGTACGTGATATTTTCACAGTTATAAGTCGCGATGTTGCCGGTAGTGATCAAATAAGCATACGGTTCGCCGACGGAACGTTTGGCAATGTTCCGGTAGGTGTAATACGTGTATGGTATAGAGTAAGTAACAATCTTACTTATCAAATTACTCCGTCAGACATAACCAATCAGACATTTGCGTTCAGTTACGCAGATAATCTCAATAACATTTGGAACGTAGCCTTTACAACCAATCTGAAATACACAGTAACCAATGCGCAATCAGGAGAAACAAACGACCAGATTGCACTGAATGCCCCGCAAACATATTATACGCAAGATCGTATGGTAAACGGCGAGGATTACAATTTATTCCCACTGAGCAATCCGTCGGCATTAAAAGTCAAAGCAGTTAATAGATATTACAGTGGCCAAAGTAGATACTTGGATATAAACGACCCTACTGGCAGTTACAACAACTTGAACGTAGTTTGCACTGATGGTATTTTTTATAGTGAAAACGATCTCAACACTGCACTGATTCAAAACTCGTCTGGTATAAATTTAACAGTAGTGGTTAATACGCAAATACAGCCTCTTATAAATGGTAGTTTAGGCGATAACATAGCTGCAACAGAACTTGAAGATTACTATTACTATTACTATCCAAGAGTTACTGTTCCAGCCGGTTATACCTGGAATACCATTACTAGTTCAACTAAAAGCTGTACAGGTGCGTTTTACGTAGGATCAGTTGCAGTTCAACTTGGAACTTATGCCTCGCCTAACAGCTTTTTACAGTACATTACGCAAGGCGCTACCATTAGATTTGCCAGTGGTGCAGTTGTGTCTGTTGTTGGAATCACAGGCGACGGCACAGGTGTAAATCTTACCGGATCAACTAACGGAATATTGGCAAATGTAAATGCAGGGCCAGGCGCTGTAACTCTCAGTCTTCCATTGGCCGCTACTGATATTCCTGTTCAAATCATTCCAGCGTTTAATACCACACTTACTGTCTCATCAACAACTGCAATTGCAGTTGCAATGGCAGCACACACAACATTTGGTATTAGGTATGCAGCACAAGGGGTTCAGAATTCATCCGGAACTCTCGATTATTGGGTGGTTATTCCCACATCAGACCTTAATAGTGCTACTACATTTAGCACAGCATATGCTGGCGATAATTCGGGTACAAACAAAGATAACAGCTGGTTGCTACTGGTATCGTGGAACGGTGCTGGCTGGACAGTAAACAGTCGTGCGCTTCGTTATATTTTTGAAAGTGCAAATCAAACTCAATTCTATTTTGACAATTTTGAAAAATCTTACAATCCCAATACTGGATCTGCGGAGTACGACTATATCAATATACTCGGTACCAACAGCAATTCACAAACAACAGTTGTACAGACAACTGCTCTGTCTGTATCATTAGGTAGTTTTACTATATCAGTTGTAAGTGCAGTTGGCATAATTCCGGGTATGATAGTAATAGGCGCTGGAATCCCTGCTGCAACAACCGTAGTAAGCGTTAGTGGAACGTTGGTAACTATAAACAATGCAGTAACATCTGCAGGCACCAATGTTATTGTTGCATTTTATCCGGCACCGGCACTGGGTGTTGACTATCTATGGCAAATAATTGGTCAACAAATAGATCCCGACGGGTATTCAAATCCCAGCAGCGTACGAGTTACCATGTGGCAAAGTAACAATTACGGAATTCCAAACAATCCCGACGAATACAACTTAGTAGTAAACCCAGGGGTTAACACGCAGCATTTGCTTTTTTGGGTAAATGTAACGTCGTCCGATGGATATCAATATTGGCAGCCTATACAAATTCCAAGCAGTCAAATCTTCCAAGATGTAAGTTTAGTTCCGCCTGTTACCATCATATCGTCTGGCAATGTTGTGGTAAATCCGTACTGGGTTCCAGGTAAAATTGTCTACGTTATCAATCAGGATATTGTATATCAATATCAAAGCATAGCGGCCGAGGTAGTTGGCAGTTTGGTAAATGTATCGTCTAATTACAAGGTTCGTATAGGACGCAACAATTTATCGTTTACCTGGGTACATTATGCGCCAACTGATCAACGAATAAATCCAGCAGTTACAAATGTAATTGATATGTATGTACTAACGTCTGCATATAATTTGAATTTAAGAAACTGGATAGCAACAAACGGCAGTTTAACCACACTACCCATACCCGAAACCAGTGCACAGCTCGCAGCAACGTTCAGCAACCTTGATCAATATGCTATGATGACCGACCAGATGGTGTGGCATTCTGTTAGCTATCTATTGTTGTTTGGTCCGCAAGCTGCACCAGAACTACAGGCTAATTTCCTTGTTGTACCGGTACCCGGTACAACATACACTAATAATCAAATACAAAGTCTCGTAATTCAAACTATTAATCAATACTTTGCGTTAGCTAACTGGGACTTTGGTGATAGCTTCTTCTTTACTGAGATGGCTGCATATATACATCAAAATCTAGCAACTATTGTAGGTTCTATAGTTATGCGACCAATAAGCGCACAGGCAGTGTTTGGTAACTTATTCGAAATTCAATGCAGTCCGGATCAGATACCAATTAGCTGCGCAACAGTGAATAATGTGCAAATAGTACAAAGTCTTACAGATTCGGTATTAGGGATAACAAACAGCAATGGCTAACAACGAAAATACGTCATATATTAAACGTACCCCAATTGATCTTTTACCTAGCTACTTTCAAACAGATTCGCTACGGAAAGTATTCAACGCCACCGTTAATCATCTTTTCCAACCAGAAAGTGTGGAATTTCTTGATGGCTATGTTGGACATATACCGCCGTGGTACAAACCTACTACAGATTTTTATATTCCAGAGCCAGATGCTAACCGCACTAATTATCAACTTGACCCAACAATAGTAAGTGCACCTTATCAAAGCCCAGAATTAACAAATGCTATGTTTTATGAAGATCTTATAGGTCAGCTAAACTTCCAAGGTGGCATTACCAATAACCATAATAGATTGTTTAGCCAGGAATATTACAGTTGGAGCCCGCCAATCGATCTTGATATGTTTGTAAATTACACAAACTATTACTGGCTGCCTAATGGTCCAGATGGTATCATTTTATATAACACAACCGATCTTGAAAATACTGCTGTAGGTCAAACTCAGTATTCGTATGTTGGCACTGCACTTTACACAGCAAATAACACGACAGTTGTGTTTACTGCTGACGCACCATTAGTGTTTACAACTGGGTTAAAGGTAATACCAACAAACGATCTCACACTATCATTAAATTTTCAGCAACTAATTATAAGCGGTGTCGGACGATCCATACAACTTGTTGATATCACCAACACATCTGCTCGATCTTGGGATTTCAGCGGTTGGAATACTTTTGCATGGTCTGGTGTTGCATTGTCAGACCCGGTATATGTAACAATAGAAAGAGGCAGCAACGATGGCAATCAATGGAGCTCCGGTAACAGATGGTTTCATATCGATGTTATCAACATGTCGCAATCGTTTGCAAGTGATCTATTTTCACAACAGGCTATGCGTCCAATACTTCAGTTCGATGCCAACACAGAGCTGTGGAACTACGGTACCAACAACCGAGGTGTTATAACTGTAGCCGATACTAGAAATACTAACCTACTTGCATCTATTGTAGGACAACCCAGTTGGCAAATAGAAGGTATAGAACTTCGGGACGGCATGCGTATCATCGGTCTTGCTGATCAAACTGCAAACGCTGCAGGTAAAATTTTTATTGTTACAGGCCAATCTGCGGGCGCAATTGAGTTAATAGTCGACACATATGGCTGTCAATCGCCAAACGGAGAGCCAACACAAGGTGACCGAGCTGTTGTGCAGTACGGAACCTTACAAGGGGAAAATATATATTATAATAGCGGTGTATGGACGTCAAATTGCCAACAGCAAATAGGTCTTATGCCGCCGTTGTTTCAGTTGTACGATGTAAACGGCAACTCAATGAGTGATCCTAGCGTATATCCCAGCAGCAGCTTTGTTGGTAGTAAAGTGTTTTCATATGCAACCGATCCTTCGCAGCCAATCGATCCATACATAGGCGAGCCCTTAGAACTAGATCAGTTTGGCGATTGGATTTTCAATAACAACCTTGCAACCGACACAGTAATGTATGTTAACAATGGCACACGTACTCTTTATAATGGCTATCTATTTGCACAAGTGGGCACACCCAACTCTGTCAATTACATAAATTCTTGGTATACTGCACCACAGCTAAGCCGACAGTATATTATCAATCAGTTTGTGCTTACGTCTGCTTCGTCAACTTTTACAATAGATCAAACTCCTGCAGCACAAGAGCCAAATACTTTACCAACCATATTTGTGTCTGTTAACATTAATCAACGCGAAACATTGTTGGTAAATGGGGTAGATTATACAGTAAGCGGCAATGTTGTAACATTGGTTACACCAGCAGCATCAGGCAGCATTGTAGAAATAGCATCGTGGAATCCTGTAGCTCCTGACGTTATAACCGGTTACTATCAAATACCGTTAAACCTTAGTGCTAATCCAAATAATCTACCAATTACTACTGTAAGTCGAAGCCAGTTTTTACAGCAATTCCAAGAAATTATCGAGAATCAAACCGGTATTGTTGGACCTGCACTTGGTACTAACAACTATCGAGATACTGCACAGCAACGCGGACTTGGGCTGAGTATATTGCAGCATCGCGCGCCGATGCTTAAACTGGGCCTGTTAAACTCGGTGCCGCTTGCAACGATTAATTTAACAACAGCGCCAACAGATCCAATGCAGGCTATGCAGTATGCAGAAAATAGTTACACAAGATTTTATAACAGATTATTGAATGCGCTATTTTCGATTGCAGCACAACAAGGGTTTTCTGCCAACAGCAACCCAGCAGTATGCGACCCATACAACACCAATCTGTGGTTAAACACCGCATTGGCCCAAATTAACATAGGGAAAACACCTGCATCGCCATGGGCCAACACCGGCTACGGTGGCGTACCAGGTGCATACGGATTAGTTCAAGCATCTACCCCATTATACATTCCTGCTACTGCTACACGGTTGGGCATCACCTCTGCTTATCAACCAATTGTATATTTCGATACATCTTATTCTGTACCAAAATTAACTATACAGACTCACGACGGTGCGCGAATTGTCATGACAGACAGTCAAGGTGCGCAGCTAGGTACTATACTTCATAATCAAAAATCAACTACTAACCCAGAACAGTTAACTAATCCTGTTGCAGCAGCATGGTTGCAGTTTGAGCTAAACATGTTCAACAATTTGCCGCCTGCATATTCAAATACTCAAGCGTCGTTGGTGTTCGACATCACGACATACTCTCCTGGTAAATGGCGGTCGTCTGACTATACAGCGTCAGAATATCTGCAGTTGCAAAGGGGTGTGTTTGACAAGTGGGCAATTAATAATCAAATTAATTTCACTGCAAACACAACATACAATGCAACAGATCCGTTTACGTGGAATTATAGATCAGTAAACGATCCTAGTGGTAATCCTATTCCTGGATATTATCAAGGAATTTATCGTTGGTTTTATGATACAGATCGACCACACTTATGCCCGTGGGAAATGCTTGGCTTCTCACAACAGCCCGATTGGTGGACTGAACAATACGGTCCATCACCATATACAAGTGGCAATACTGCTATGTGGCAAGACCTTACAAACGGAATTATAAGACAAGGCCCACGTGCAGGTACGTATGAGGCGTGGGCGCGTCCGGGACTAACAAAATGTATTCCAGTTGACACTCAAGGTAATCTGTTGCCTCCTGTACAAGCAGGATGTGCTGCGTCAATTCCTACAACATTTGCAGCACAAGCACCGTGGATATTCGGCGATGGCGCACCTGTTGAGTCAGCATGGATACATTCTCAGTTTTATCCGTTTGTGCTGTCCATGACAGGGTATCTTATGAAACCTGCTGCTTTTATAGAATATACATGGGATAGTCTACGCACAGAAGAAATTTATGCATCAACATCAGAGTCGCAATGGATATACATTGATACAAACACACGGCGTTCTAGTAATCAGTTTTATATCAATCGAGAAACTCCCAATTCGTTGGTTACCGGAACGGTTGTACCTAACGAAAGCAGCTTAAACTACTTTGCTAGTGCAGGGTTTGAAGTATGGATAACAGAATACGTCGTTTCGCAAGGGCTTGGTGTTACAAATTATATAGGTACTTTGATACGCGGAGGCAACGTACAACTTGCGCATCGTATGGCAGGTTATGTAAATTCCACTAATTTTAGAGGTATTGTAGACAGTTTTGGTCAACTAGGCTACAACAGTCAAATTATTCCACAGGAAAATATCAGTACTTACTTATATCGCAGCACCAGTACTGGCATGTATTTTTACAGTGGCATTGTTGTAGAACAAACGCTCGGCGGATGGTCAGTGTATGGATATGATGCAACTAATCCGAGTTTCACAATTATTCCCAGCAATACATCAGGTCCTCGTAATAGTGTTGTTATTGGCAACCAAAAGGTTATAGAATATCTCAGTGCGCTTACCGGTACAACACAATCTGTTCCCTACAATACAATAATGACTTCATATCAACAGGTATATGATTTTATAATCAGTTACGGACGCTGGTTAGAAAGTCAAGGATGGATCTTTGAACAGTACAATACCGATGTAGGAAATTTAGTAAATTGGACACAAAGCGCCAAAGAATTTTTATTATGGGCGCAGGGATCGTGGGCAAACGGTACTGTAATAGCACTTAGCCCCAACGGTGCGTTGGCTAAGTTTTACAAGAGTGTGGGCATGATACAATATGTTAATGGTATTGTAGCAGGAACATATCCTGTTGTTGACAGATCCGGAAATCCAATACAGGCACAAAATATTAATGTGTTGCGCGATAATGGTAGCATAACAGTACAGCCTACCAACTCTCAAGAAGTATATGGACTGCGTTTATTCACTACAACAATGGAACACGCTGTATTTTTTGACAACTTAACCCAGTTTGGAGATGTAATCTACGAACCATTGTATAATTTACAACAACAGCGTATAAAGATCTACACTTATAGAGCAAACGGTTGGGATGGCACAGTAGATGCACCTGGATACATTGTAATTCAAAATAATACAACTGTAAACGGACAAACGTTTGTGTCTAACACATGGACAATGACAAATAACTTTGAAAAAACTGCTAGCGATTTTACAAGGTATTTTAACATTGACGAGCCAAAAAATTACGATGTAATTACCTACGGCGGTACAAACACAATTACGTCGTCAACAACGCTGGGTGCAGTTGACGATCAAAATATTGCAAACTTGTCAAAACATCTTATTGCCTACCAACCGAGAGCATATTTGCAAAATCTGCTGTTAGACGAATCAGTTGAATTTCAGTTTTATCAAGGATTTATTCGCCAAAAAGGTACATTAGCAACAATAAATGCACTACTACGAAGCTCAACTGTCATTCCCACAGGCAGTACGTTTAATTATTACGATGAGTGGATGATTAGAGTTGGTGCATATGGTGCAACCGCACTTAATGTAGATATTGAATTTATCTTACCGCAAGGATCTATTAATTACGATCCACAATGGATACGGTTCTTTAGTGCAACGTCTAATAACCCGTCGGCTAATGTTTTTGATATAGTTCCTAACGATCCATTATTGGTTACCCCGCCTGCAACATATAGCACAAGTATGTTTGGACTACGGCAATCGTATGCCCCTAACCCAGACACAGACGTTCTAACAGCAGGATACGTGCAACTAGGTGAAACAGATTGGTATGTTGTCAACAGTAGCGATCTACTGTCATTATATCTAACACAAAGCGTAACATCAAGTCCCATAAATGCGTACGACACTGTTTGGCAGTTTATAACAGGCAACAGCTCTTGGATGGTCTGGATATATGTTCCTTCAATTAGCCAGGTTAGCTACACCATACAAAGTGCTTCATTTGGACAACCCACTACCATAGTTACTCAAGAACCTCACGGGTTGCTAAATGGTGACATATGTGTAGTTAACAACGTGTCGGGCGTTACAGAAATAAACGACACGTATGTTATAAGTGCTGTAACCAGCAATACTTTCAATATATCTCTAAGCACCTTTTCACAAGGCATTGGCGGTAACATTTTTGTTTATAGACCTATGCGATTTGCAAATATATTT